ACGCGTTTGCGAGCCGTTTCGTACTCGCGGGTTGGTGGGGCGGCGGAAGGACCCATCAGCGGCTGGCTCGGTTGAACCGATCGGTGTAGAAGCGGGCCTCGCGCATCACGATCGCGGGGAACTCGTCACGGATCATCTGCACCACCTTGGCATTGATCCGGCGGGTGTTGAACATCTGCTGGACGTTGATCGTCTGGACGGGTTTGATCTGTTCTCGATGTTGCGCGCCCTTGGACTGCGCGCGGCTCTGCATCGTGGTGCCGGCGACGCGCTCAAACACCGTGCGCCCTTTGTTGGCGATGAATGCACCGGCGATCTTTTTGCGCGGCCCTTTTCGTTTGATCTTGACCGTGAGGCCATGTCTGGTCTGCCGCGCTGCGAAGTGGATAACGTTCAAACTGCGGTACCGACCGCGCGGGTCGCGGGATTCAAGCGCGCCCGTGATGGAGAACACACCGGCACGGAAGTTGGCGCGCCGGATGTGCAGGCTATCGCGCACCGTGCTGGCCGGCAGGTTGAACTCGGCGCGGATCTCGCGACTCATCGCGGTGCGTGCTTTGGCCAGAGTTTTGTTGACGGCACTTGCCAGAGCGCGCTCGCGCACTCCTTCGCGCAGCCGCTCGAGCGACTGCTGCACTGCGGGGAAATTGTGTTTGATCGTGATCAGCATGATTTATGTTCGATGACCTGCACCAACACGAAGCTGCGCCGCCAGGACTTTGAGGCGCTCGCGGGCGGCCTGCGCGGCCTGCGCGGCCTGCGGGTCGGCCGCCGGCTCATGGGCTTGCTGGGCTTGCAGCTGGGCGCGCAGCACTGCGGCTTGGGCGATGTTGGCGGCGCGGTCGCGCAACGCGTAGCCAGCCTCCGAGAATCGCTCTATGTGGGGCTCATCGCGCAGGATCAATTCGAGGTCCTGGTACCGGGTTTGGCGATCGTTCTCGCCGGCATGCCAAGGCGATGCGGCGCAACCCTCGACGGCGGCTAAGAGCACATCCAACGCGTACCAGCGCAGCGCGCGCTCGATGATGAGCCGGCGCTTGGGGCCGAGGGCGCAGTGCAGGCGGTTCTTGTCGAGCATATAGAGCCAGTGTTCGTAAAGCTTTTCAACACCGTTCCCATCGCCACCCGTCGCTGAGCGGGGCGGTCTTGTCGCTTCGAGGCGACCGTTTTTTTCAGGCTCCCCGTCGTGCATCTTGTTGTTCCTCCCAATTCCAGACTGGAGTCGCTTGGGTATTCCTTGGCACCGCTTTCAAGGGTTCCGGGCAAAGGCGGCCCTTCCGGCCGGCGGAGCGAACTTCCGCGAGCCAGATTCGGGGCCGCTTTGCAACGCCTACTACCGCCTCCAATGGGACACGCTGCAATCCCGCACGACGGTGCTCCCGTGCGGTCGTCCTCTGTCGGGTCTCACCCTTCCCCGGTCCTTGCACCCCGGTCTGCTCGGCGCCAGAGGTTTCGGCGCGCCATGTGCGGTATGAGCGTTTCATCCTGCCGCGTTGTTGAGGAGCGGTTCGCGCCGGATCGAGTGCCAACGCATGGGCGCGAGCCGCCGCGCCCGCCCCATCAGGGCGGATGCGTTTGCCGCGCGCCGCTGCGCAGCGTCACCTCGCGCCGCGCCGCCGGCATGGGCGCTCGGTACGCGCACAGCCAGGCGGGCTCAGAGGCCCGCGGGTGCGCGAACAGCACGCGCACCACATTGCCGCTGGGCAAGCGAAGCACCGCGTTGGGTTCGAGCGTCATCGCATCCCCCTTCAATCCATGCGCTCGCGCGGCCCGATGCGCGCGACGCACACCACGCGCGCGCTGGGCGTGCCCAGGGCCAAAGACTGCAACGGCGCGGCCATGCGCGCCGCGCTGCCGGAGAGCTCGGTGCGTCGACGGCAATCCAGGCAGAGCGCATGCGGCTCGCGCGGCAACAGCTCGGCACCATGACAACGCTCCACGTCCACGGGCAGGTCGGCCGGGGCGCTAAACACGAAAGACCCCCGCCCACCGACGCGCCGTCAACGCAGGCGCGGATGCCGTGAGGCATCTGGTGCACCCGCAACCATGAGGGAGACAGCTCGGGCAGCGCGCCCTGTCGCGGTGGGCGGGGGTGGAAACGTCAAGCCGCATCGCGTACCACTTCGCCGGCCGGAACGGTCGGCGCCCCCGGGGTGCCGATGAGCTCGGGCCAAATGCGGTGCCAGTCATGGGGAAACATCTCCCAGCGCCGCACCTTGTAGCCCCCGGCCTTTTCCAGCGGTGCTGCGTGCTTATGCGGGAACGCGCGCTTCCCGTCACGGTAGAAGCACCATGCCTGCACCGAACCGCCGAGACTCCGCGCCACCAGTGTTGGACCACCAACAGCATCGATTGCACGTGCGACTGCATTCATGAGACCCGGAATCTACACGAGTAGGTAAGAGTTCGTCAACAGGTGTGTTTGAGCAACGGTCCACAAGTGTTTATTGTTCGCAATATGGCGCTAGGGGCTCGAATCAGGTACTACCGGGAAAAACTGCAATGGACGCTGGAGCAGTTGTCCGGTACGCGAGCCGAATTGACCCTGCTCAGACCATGCTGGCACAAAATCGCACCTACCGTTGTTGACAAGCCTTTAACTACGGTTGTAGACTGTCGCTCCATTGGCCACAGGCCGCAAGGAGCGAAGATGCAGCAATCCACCCCGACCCATTGGCGCCGCCCCGGCCAGCCGTCGCAACGCCCTGTAGCACTGCACCAGGCCCAGCCACCCAGCGCGAACCCGGAATTCCTGCGCCTGCTGGCCCGGGTGCGCTGGCTGCGCGCTTGCCCGCCGGGGCGCTGCCCACACGCAGCGTGCCTCTGTCACCAGATGGCAGGGCAACGCACGCGCGCCAACGCCGTCGCCGACGTATTCCGCGACACCGAACCCGTCGCAAGGCAGATCACACTGAGGAGTAGGCCAAAGCTCGGGTCGCTGCAGATCTGGTGGAGCGACCCGCATACCGCCCTGGCCTACGTCTGCGCAGCCGCGCTCACCGGCATGGGCCTCTGGTTGTGGTTGGCCGGGTGACCGCGGCCGATGCAGACACGCCCACATGAGCGCCCTGCACCTCACCGGCACCCTGACCGATGACGCGCGCCTGTGCGTCGTGGGTGCCAACGGCTCGGCGTGGCTGCTCCTGAGCATCGGGCAGGGGCAGCCGCCGCGCCCCACGCAGGCGCTCGCCCGCTGGCACATCGGCACCGGCCTGGCCGCCCAATACCTGGCCAGCACCGCCGCGCGGCGCTACCGGCGCGGCTGCCGGGTCTGCGTATACGCGCAATCCTACGAGGTGATGCTCTCGCCCACGCCGCACATCGTGCTGATGGGCATCGACCACGTCTTCTCGCTCGACCTACCCGCGCCGCGCCACGAGGCGCGGGACACGACGTTTTGATCAACTTGGCGCACCAGCGCCACCCACCCGAAAGGACCTCATGAGCATCAAACCCATCACCGATACCCTGCGCATCCTGCAGGGCGGGCTGTTCCTGGACGCGTGCAGCGACCAGCTGGCCGAGGCTGTGAAAGCGGTCGACGAAACCGGCAAGGCCGGCAGGCTGACCATCACGCTCGAGCTGAAGAAATCCGGCGGCGCCTTGGCCATCAGCGCCAAAGTCACGAGCAAGACGCCGGCGCCCAAGCCCGACGAAGACCTGCTCTGGCCGACCGTCGAGGGCAATCTCTCGCTGGAGAACCCACACCAGCGCAAGCTCGCTCTTCAATTTCCGCCGGCGCGGTCTGTAGAGGTGCGCGGCGTCGACTCTCGCACGGGCGAGATCATCGCCAAGAGCGCCTGAATCTCAACCTATATCACCAAAGGACACCATGACCATGACCGACCCGACAACTGACATCAAAGCACCTGCCGAAAACACCGCCGCCACCCTGGCCCGTGTGCTGCCGACGCCGAAAATCCTCTACCCGTCGGAGCCGAAGCTGGGCGACGTCATTCAAATCGCCGTACCCAAAGGCTTCGAACTCAAGGAGGTCGACACCCAAAAAAAATTGGCCAACCCGCGCCTCGCTCGCGCCCGCGTCAAATTCAACTGGTGCGGCCCGATCGCGTGCATGAAAGCGCCGCGAATAGACTGATCGACACCATTCGCGACGGGTTGGGCAATGTGCCGATGTTCATGGGGTCTTGCGAGTAGCTGAGCCAGAGCGCGACGGCGGCAACAACGAGGAACAAGACGATGGCCCGAGCGCAAAGGACTGCCGCAGCCCACGCATCCGCGCCGCTACGGCCGCGAGCGAGGAGTTAGACGCCATGTCGATGCAATGCACAGCGTGCCGCCGTCCCTACCGCCCGCAGACCGTGCTGGCGCCCTACGCAGCGGCGGGCATTGGCACGCCGAGCTACACGCCTGGCGCATGCGAGTGTGGCGGCACGCAGTTTGAGGGCGCGTTCAGCAGCGCCGATACCTGCTGGAGCGCCAGCCCTGATGACCAGCGGCTGCTTGAGGCAATGGCGCTGGCAGTGCGTGAGCGCATCGGCGTTCTGCCGGCTGACGGCCAGCGCACAGATTGGGCCGGCTACATGACGCGCAAGCGCGAGAAGCGGAAGGGGTCGGAGTCTTTCCACGCCTACGCGCCAACGCCGGCCGAAGCCATTGAGGCGACGTGGGCGGCATTCATGGCGTCTAACGACCCGCATGAGCGCGCGAGCCCTGTACCCGGGACGGACGCGCGCATTGCAGAAGCGCAGGTTGACGCCAACAAGTTGACCAGGCTGCGCGGGCTGTACGAAGAACTGTTGTTCGCGGTGGAGCAACAAGTATCCCGGAGAAACGCGGCACAGACGGCGCTGCGAAACGGAGGCACCGGATGTGTGCGCAAATTGTAGAGATTGGTGATTTCCGTTTGAAGCGCGAGCGCCAGCCAGTGCGTACTGGCTGCCAGCACAAGCACCTGACGCTGGACGACGATGGTGAGTTTGTGACATGCGACGACTGCCATACGCAGGTTGGCAACTATGCCGCTCTGCGCATGCTGGTGGAGCGCTGGGCCTTGTTGCAGGGCCAGGTGGATGCGCGACAGAGAACTGCCACGGAGGCTATGCAAAAGACCGTCGGGCTTCGCGCAGCTCAGCGCCTTGAAAAGGCTTGGCGCAGCCGTTCGATGGTGCCAACGTGCCCGCACTGCAACGAAGGCATATTCCCGACGGATGGCTTCGGTGGCTCGATGGTAAACAAGGCGATCGCCACCAAGCGCCGGGCCGTGGGCAAACAGGATGCAACGCATGCGCCTGTGCTCTAACGTTTCACTTGAGCCGAAGCCCCGGCCTGCCCGCCTTGAACGACCAGTTGTGCATCACACGCGCGGATGCCACAATAGACGAAGCCCGAAGCACTTGCGATGCTGCGGGCTCCTAATCAACAACATCGGAAAGGCGATGAAGTGACTCAAGAAATTGTAGGCGACTACTGGTCGTACCTGGACACAAAATCACAGGGCGGCGCCGACAGCGGCTTTGAACCTGTCTGGATGCCGAGCTTCCTGTTCGATTTTCAGGCGGCGATGGTCGATTGGGCTGTGCGCAAAGGCCGCGCCGCGATCTTCGCTGACTGCGGGCTAGGAAAGACCCCGATGGGCCTGACGTGGGCCTCAAACGTGGTGCGCAAGACGGGCAAGCCAGTTCTGTACCTTACCCCCCTGGCCGTGGCATCGCAGACCGTGCGAGAGTCGCACAAGTTCGACATTGACGCCATCCATTCAAAGGACGGATCGAGCGCCGGGCATATTGTGGTGGCGAACTACGAACGGGTGCACTACTTCAATCCCGACGACTTCTCGGGCGTGGTGTGCGACGAGTCAAGCATTCTCAAGAGCTTTGCCGGCCAGCGCCGGGGCGAGATCACAGCCTTCATGCGTAAGGTGCCTTACCGCCTGCTACAGACGGCTACCGCCGCGCCGAATGACTACATCGAACTTGGCACATCGAGTGAAGCCCTGGGGTACATGGGCCACATGGATATGCTCAACCGCTTCTTCAAGAACGACCTGAACAACAGCGCCACGGGCCGCATGCGTGGTGAAGTCATAAAGTTCCGACTGAAGGGCCACGCCGAACTGCCGTTTTGGCGATGGGTGTGCTCGTGGGCGCGGGCGATTCGACGGCCGTCAGACCTGGGGTTTGACGACAGCGCGTTTGTCCTGCCGCCGCTGGTTGAAACCGAACATCTTGTCGAAGCGCAGACGCAGGCCGATGGCATGCTGTTCGCCATGCCGGCGCAAGGATTGAAAGAGCAACGCGAAGAACGTCGGCGAACAGTAGGCGAGCGGTGCGAACAGATTGCCTCGCTGGTCAACAACACCGGGCAGCCGGCGCTTGTGTGGTGTCACCTGAATGACGAAGGAGATATGCTCGAAAGCATGATCCCGGATGCTGTGCAGGTGAGCGGGTCTGACTCCGACGAACGCAAGGAAGAACGTCTCAAAGCGTTCTCGGATGGCAAGGCCCGCATCCTTATCACAAAGCCGAAGATCGGCGCGTGG